ACCATCAGCATTCAAACCACCTTTGATCATAAGATCAGCACGGCTAGAAATAGAATAATGTACATGTGCTTCTGCTCCACCTACAAAGTTGTAGAATTCACGGAAACCAGATCCTGTTTCAATGTCAGAAAAACGCTCTCCATACTCACCTCTTGCAGAACCTTTTCTGAAGAACTTTGTACCTTTAGCTAAATACTTATTATCTAAGCTAGCAGCGTTGTTGTTGTTTACCAATTGAACAGTGTATATAAAACCGTCACCTGCTGGGATAATATCATCAGCGGTAATGTAAAGTTCTAATCCATTGTATTTATCATAAGTGATAATATCACCATGACCAAAAGTTCTTTTGGAAATTTTAATTTTAAAGGTAGTACCATCTATACCTTTAGTAGTGTTTGCTACCTCAATATCAGCGATGATATAAGGTAAATCTTGTGCAATAGGAGTTTGCCATTTATACTCACCACGCGCATTGTCCACCATGATAGTATTCTTTCCTCCAAATGATGCCATTTGATACAAAGGCATTTCTACCTTTTGGGTCATTGCCCAAAGATCAACTGGTCCCATATCCATAGGCTCAGCGTTACCGAGCATCTGTGTTAGGTGGTAAGAATCAACATGAGAACTAGCTTTGTAGCTTGTATCTCTTAGGAAAATCCCATTATTTAATACTGGAGTTGCCATAATTTTTACTTGTTTTTGTTGTTAATAGTTATTGTTTATATTTAATTGTTTAATTAAATTCTTTTAAAAATATTGTTGGTTCTTGGTAGTTTTTTACCTGCTGGTTTTCTTTTAACACTTTCTTTTTCTTCTATACCTAATGATGCAGAACTATTATTAGCTGCAGCAGTCTTTAATTTTCTCACAGTTTGCTCAACACTTTTTTGAGCTCCCTTATCCATTATTTTTGCTTTATATCCTTCTGGATCTTGAAGTAACCATAATGCTTCAGAAATTAATGTATAATTTGGTTCAACAAATTGATACTTTTCTAATAAGTGTCCTAGTAAGTTTGTATTCTTTCCACTTACTGAAGGATAACTAGGTTGTACTAAACCATTATATAACATGGCTTGTGTTTTTCTATCAACTTTAATATCTCCTAAAGTCCCTTCTTTAAGTGTTTCATATACACTTGACATATATTGTTTAGATGCTCGCTCTTGTTGTTTCTTTTTTAACTCTTGCTCTTCAAGTTTTTTAACAACAATTTTTTCTTGCATTTTATCTAACTTAGGTTTAAACTTAGCAGCTTGTTTTTCAAGCTTACCCAAGTCTTTCCAGATTTCTATCTCTTCAGCTATTTCATCTGAAGTTCCATATCCAGTTGCACCTAAATATTCTTTAATAATTGTTTCTTGATCTGTTTCAGATTTAAGACTTAATTGTTTAGTTTCTTCAACACTACCTAAAGTATTAAATAAACCTTTAATATCTGTTCCTCCATCAGCTACATATCTTGCAGCAATTTGTAATTCTTCTGGTAAACTTGCAAAGAATTGTTTAGGGGTTTCACGTCTTACTTGATTAGCTTTTTCTTCTAAATTAGCTTCAATTAATTCTTCCCAATCCTTTGCACTGTAATCATCTAATGATTTTTCATCATCAAAAGGTACAATTTTGTCATCTTTAATAAGTTTGCTGAATACATCAGATATACCATTAATTGACTTTCTACCTCTTTTTTCTTTCTTCTCTAAATCTTCCTCAGTTTCATCATCTAATGCATCTAAAATATCATCAGCTGATTCTGCGGCATCTTTTGGTGCCTTATTAGATTCTGGTAGTGCATCTTCTAAATCACTTGTTTCTTTAGTTTCTGCTTGTACAGAATCTTTTTTAGTTAAATCATCTACACCGTCTTCATCTACATCAGCAAATGAAAAATCAGCTTTTTTATTTAACCCAGATAAAATATTAGGTTGAGATTTACTTTCTTCAGGTAATGTAACATCGCCTGCGCTTGGAGCTCCGTTAAAGATCTCATCTAAATTAATATCTAATGTTTCTACATTGCTATTCACAGCAGTTTCTTTTGTATTCATAATGTTGTTGGTTTAAATATTTAATACTTATATATACAATATAATAAAAGTTTAGCTATACTACAATAGATAAACTTTTATTATTTTAAATTTATGCAAAGTTTTTTGCAGTATATAGCTAACATCAATTATTTCTTATCAGATTTTTTAGAATCTTTAACATCGTATTGATTTTTGTTAGTTCTTGCTATTTGTAAATCTTTGTTTGCGACATCTCTTGTTGCTGCAATTTTTTCTCTTTCAACTTGCAATCTTTGTAAATCTATAGAACCTTTCATTGCCATTTCATCTCGCTTAAGATTTGTTTGTTCTTGGAACCTTGTAGTTTCTCTAATATCTTTCATTGCATCTTGATAATCAGATACTTGATTTTGATTTATATCTACTTGTGCTCCAAAACCTGCCGATCTAATTTCAGCAATAGTAATATCATTTTGCCTGTCTTTATCATTCTCTTGAATTTCTACTTGTAGTTTTTGTTGCTCCTCTTGTGCTTTAGCTTGAAGTTGTTGTTCTTGCATTTGACGTTGTTGCTGCATATCTTGAGCTCTTTGTTGTTCAACTCTATTTTCAGAATCTTTTAAAATATCTGTTACTTCAGATATTGAATCTGCTTTAACAATATTACCAAGCTCATAAATTGAAGATCCTGTAGTATTATTAGTTAATGCCATTTGTTTAAGTTGTTCTAAAACTGCTCTGTGATTAGTCTTAGTAGTTGCAAATACATTAAAATCTCTAAGTAATAGATCAGTGCCATTCATGGTAAAATTAACCTTCTGAGCCTCTGTAGAAATATAAGATAATCTAAGGCTTGGATTAGTACTATTATAATACTGAGCTAAGTCAGTTCTCATTTGATGTACTCTAGGCATTAAATGATCTGAATGCTGTACAAAATATATTTCTGTTTGAGCATATGATTGTTGCATAGCATTTACAACACCCGTTGCGGTTTCTGCAGATACAGCTCCGCCTAATCGTTGTGGATTAATACCAATAGAATCAAAACATTGTTGTTTAAAGTAATTTGCTAATTGTATTCTAGACATTAATCTACTAGTCTGCTCCATGTTTAGAGTCTGATAGTGATTAAAGTTGGTAGCATTTTCAGTATTTGTAATTGATGTATCTAACGGTAGCATTTGAAAATCTTTCATTGCTACAAATGCTTTTGCATAATTATTTTTACCCCAGTCTTCACCCATAGAGTGACGTGGTAAAGCATTTTGATCAAACATAATTACTGTACCTAATTCATCTATTAGAATGTCAGCAATCTGGTTATTAACCATATTATATCCAACTTGATAAGCTTTCATTAGATCTACTAAAGATGTTGATCTAGTATTTCTATCAGAAAAAACTCTACCTTCTACAGGTAGTTTACAACCATATAATGAATTTTCACCTTTAAATTGAAAAGGCAATCTTCCCGGCTTTTCTCTATTAATACCTAAGTATATAGGGTTAACATTATCATCCATTGTGGTTCTCCACATAGCAGGTACATTGGGACCTACTTTTACTCCACCCCATGTTTCATTTATCCAAATCCATTCAACATGCTCTCCTTGTAGCAATGTATCTTTAGATTTATTTTTAAATATTGATGTATCATAAACTGGTTTCTCAGTTATCTTAAATGATTCATCTATAATTTCTTGTGTTACTTCCCCATCAAATTCTATCTTAGTTAAGTGACCTACTTTTCTTTGAGTCTTCCAATAAATTGTAGATACTCTCATTAAGTTACCATCACCCCATTGTTCTAAATCTTCACTTTGAGAAAGTATCTGAGAAAGTATATCTCCACCTGCTGCAGGATCAGATCCATAATTACTTACATATTGTCGGTATGCTAAACCTGGAGCATTTGTATTCCACTCATGAGATCTTGTAGCATCATAATATGATCCATCATTTTGATAACCATTAACTTGGTATTGTGCAGAACGTGCAGGATATATTTTTTGTAAAGATGATAGTTGTCTTTCATTCATTAAATAACCATACTTGTCCACAACATCAGATACAGTCATTAAATCAACTTTACCTACATAGTTAGAGTCTGATATATATCTTTGATCTGGTGATTTTTGATAAAATGTTAATACAGGATTCCATAACTCTACGTCATAGTCATCTTCTAACATACGGAAATGCCAAAACTCTCTATCTGCAATAAGCATATCACGGAAACCTCTTTCCTCTAGCTCATGCATTTTAAATCTTTCCTCATCTACATTTAATTGGTGAGTTGCCCATTCTTCTATACTACTTCTATAAGACTTACTAAAGTAGTCTTCTATTTCAGGGAGTGTTTTTAAATTTTCAGGTGATAGTTGTTGTTGGGCTTCTTCAGATGCTGGATCCATTCCCGCCTCTATCATTTTTTGAACTAATTGCATTTCCGCATCAGCCAATAAAGTATTTTCTATTTCTTGTTGTTTTTGTGCTAACATCTCATTATATGATTTGTCATCAACAGCTCTAAATTGTACTTTATTGTAACGTTTGCTAAACTCACCGCTTAGCACATTTATTACATTTGGAACAATAGGGTAAAACTTAAGCTCTAACGCAGAATCATTTTCTTTTGTTAGAACATCCATCATATCTTTATAATCATTGTCTTCTTCAATTATATAATCAGACTTATCAATAATACCTTTTGCTAACTTATAATTTTTTAAAAGCCTTCTAGCATTTGATTTTAAAAATTCTACACCTTGTAGTTCTAGCCAATCTAAATTCCATGCTGCCCAATCATCAGTTTTTTCTGAAGAAGGTAAAAACTGTACTGGTTGTGTTAAGCTTGAATACGTAGAGCCTTCTTTAGCCTTGGCACCATTTTTTAACTGCATTGCATTTAATACTTTCATTACGTATTTTATTTAGTTGTATCTATTTAATATTTTTAAATCCTGATCTATTAGGTCTGCCAGTTCTAGATGTTGAACTACGCCCAATATTTTTAAACGGACTATACTTTAATTTATACAAATTTTCTGAGTTTACCAAAGATTTACCCTCTGATTCACGTCTTTTAGTATATCCTCTGTTTGACTGTTGTATTTTTACAAATGCTATTAATGCACCAAATGCAACTAATCTATCTACGTTTAAGCCAGGGTAATATGCTAACATTTCTTTTATCAGCATCGGATCCGGTATTCTTTCCACACCAAATGTTTGATCTGTTACTACACCGTTTATATCAGTTTCCTCATTTGTGACTTCTCTTAAAAATTCTATTGCATAAGATATTAAATGACTCTTAAATAAAGTTCCTGTATTTTTCCATCCATATTCTTGATATACAGTTTTATTAGAACCAATATCTTTTAAAAATAAAATTTGTTGTTTAGGTACTAAATATCTTTGTTTTTTTCTAGCAATCATATGTTGAATAAAAAGAGATATGTTATTTTCAACTAATGTCCAAGCATTGTACCATTCTATAATTAATTCTAACCTTTCATGAGTTTTATTTATATCATCAAATCTACCACACCAGGCTGCCACTACTTTATCTTTTTCAATAAATTGTTCAACTTCACCGGATTCGGTAGTTCTTATAACTTCCATTGCATTTTTATATACAAAAATACTACATAAAGAATCAGAGGTTGTTGTCTTTCCTTCTGACACGGGATCAATAGACGCATAATATGCTCCAAACTCCGGACTTTTAATTGGTCTTTCCCATACCACAACTGTTCCTGTCTTATCAATTTGTTTTTTGTCTACAGGAAATTTACTGATTGGAAGTTTATTTGTTCTTTTAGCAAATATTCCTTTCTCATTTCTGTCTAGTTCTATTAGCTCATAAGGGTATTCTTTTTCCTCTATTCTTTTTTGCTGTCTACTTAAAATTCCTTGAGGAAAAATAGATTCTTTTCTGTATGCAAAAGCCTCAGCAATATTCATAGGCTTTTGTGAAATCCTTAACTGATATTGCTCTCCATTTAATTCATTTTTCCACCTTGATCTTTCTTCTATAATTGCTTTAACGGCTTCTTCAACTAAAGAGTTGCCATATTTGTCAATATAAGGTGGCATAGAATGCTGTTCAGGAATAAACAATCCTGCCATACCAATTGTACCATCAGCGTCCATTAGATTTGTTTCTACAGCATATATATCATTTGCTTTAGGATTTAGTATCATATCCTTTAAGGGATTACACTGTTGCAAATCTCCAACTGATCCTGCTGCAATAAACATACCTGTTGTCATCATACCAGAAGACATTGCGGGGCGTAAGTAT